AGAAACCTCTACCAAATCACCTTTTTCAATGAATCGCACGCTTTGCCCGTCTTGTTTGCCAACTCTTGATTGTTTCACGTAAAACCCCACGCTCATCGAGTAGCTAACTGCGCCAAAATCATCATCTGATTTCATTAGCTCGCGCATCCTTTTGTTTAGCTGTGCGTTTTTTGTGCCTTCTAAAACAGCATCATCAAACAACTTTCCGCGAACAACAAGGCCGTGCGCGTCTTCTTTAAGCAATTGGATTTTACCGACTGAATCCTGATGCTCAAAAAACGCTTCAACCGTCTTTCCAATCTGCTCGCTGAATGCGCCAGATTCAATCACGTCACCAGCAGAATCAATGTTACCGTATTGGCTGGCATATCCCTCCCACTCGAACGCTGTGCCACCGTCTTTGACCGTGATGTCAAAAGACTTAATTATCTTATTCATAAGTAGCTCCTTATTGCTTGAAAAAGTCAATTTTAACGCTGGTAAGCGTAATTGATTGGCTACTGTTATTGTTTAAAAAATATGTAAAGCCATCGACGACAAACGGGTCGGTCGCGCCGTTTACGAATGACAAAAACCCGACGTTGCGGCTTGCTAAATCGTTGTCTGTCACTTTAACAACCGCTTGCCGTCTAAGCAAAGTTACGCCGTCGGCGCGTCTAAGCTCAATTGGAAACTCACGCGGTGTGCCAGGGCTTCCGCCAATTGTACCAGTCAAAGAAATAGTGGCCGTAAAATTGATTTTTTTTGCGTAGGCTGGAGTTTTAAATACACCGCCAGTCAACGTAAAATTTATGGTGTCGCCAACCGTGTTGTTTTTTGCAAAACCAGTGAGGCTTGCAAAATTCAACGTGGTGTTGTTGGCTATGTTTTGCGACCCTGCCCACTCATAGCGAGAATGCCCGTGCCCAAACTCTGTCAATTGTTCCGCCGTAAGAGGTGTTGGTGCGCCTGCCGCCCCAGTATCACCCTTGTCGCCTTTAACTAAAACAAAATTTAAGGTTAAATTTGGGTACGTGCCAGTCAAACTCACGCTTGCTGTTGCGCCTAACGTTACCGTGCCGATTTGAAAAATCGGGTTAACCGCGTTCGCTCCAGTAGCACCCGTAGCGCCAGCGTCGCCTTTATCGCCCTTTATACCTTGCACTCCTTGCACTCCTTGCGGTATGCCGAAGTCTAAAATCAAAGTGGCTTCAGTCGAGAGTGGGCTTTCTGTCACAGTTGCATTTGCGCCTGCCGCCAACGTTGCCGTTGCGCCAACCTGAACGTTTCTCCCACCACCACCACCGCCATTGTTTATGATTTCGGTTAGGCTTTGCGCGATTTGTTGGACGTACCGCTCCAAATTGTCAGCGCTTTGAAAGTTTCCAAGCGCGTCAGTATTGTTTATTTTGATGTCTTTTGCGTCCATTATTTGCTCCATTTCTTTGAGTAAACAGCCGAGCATCGGCACCGTGCCGTCTCTTTGGCTGGCGCAATATTATCACGAGGGAATCGCATTTCGTAACCTCCAACGTTAAATTTTTCTGTAAAACCAACCGTTTGGCCATCCGCTTTAATGTGAGTTTGGCGCACTTTGTTGTCGCCAACGTTGTGCCAAGTTTTGTTTATTTTTTCGTTAGAAGCTAGAAAAAAACTGCCAACAACAAAGTACTTGCCCAATTCAACCGCGCCATTTACCGCATCGTCAGCGTAAGCCGTGACCCGATTGTCTTGCCTTGATTTTAGCACTGTTTCGGCTATTTTTTTCTTTTCCGCGTCGCTTGTTTTGCCATCTAAACCGACAAGCGCATCTTCTATTATTTTGCGGCTGCCTTCGGCCATGTATGCTACGTTATCGGCAGCCCACGTGGCCGCATCGTTCGCATCAAAAACAGTTTGGCCAACCTTTGCATCGTAAGCGTTGGTTTTAACCCATTCCCAGCCAATCAGTCTAGCGGCCAACAAGTACTCTTGCGCTTTAACCACTTGCGCTTGCGTAACGCTTTGGCCAAGTGTTGCGGCCAACTGTTTATCAATCAAAAGCAACGCCAAAATAACCGCCGCCGCCGCTTCTTCTTCTAAGCCATCACGCTGTTTGGCTTCTTCTTCGAGCGTCATTTAACCACCCCCAGCGCATCGGCTGGCACCAACCGTGCCTCAACAAGAACTTCATTGTAGCCGTCGCCTTGCATCTCATCAAAGCCTAGCTCGCGTCTTATCTCGTTGATCGTAACCGATTTTGATTCAGTCATGACTTTAGCCGTCTCAAATTGTTTCATTTTTATTGAATCAATGCTTGCGCTGTCGACGATCAAGTCAAACTCAAGTCCTTCTCTTGCGGCCAATACCGCGCCAATCTTGCTGTAAATGTAGTTGGCCGCAGGTATTACTGTTTCAAGATAGAAGATGGCTTGACTTGACGCAACGTTGCTAAATGTTGCGCTTGCGCCATCGACCAAAGCCAACGGGATTCCAATGCTGCTGTAAATATTCTTTCTGCATTCCGCGGCCAACACTTCAAAATCCATATCGCGTGGGCGCAAGCCAAACTCTGTTATTTCAGCCTCCCCCGTGGCCAAGATTCCGCCGTACCCTTTGCCGCGCACGGCTTGATTGATAGCCGTTGAGCGCCGCGACATTTCCTCTGCGTCTACCGAATCTTTGTAACTGATTAACATACTTAATCGTCCACCGTTTTGGACTAACGCCCCGTTTCGCTGAATTGATTGACTAAGCACGGTTATTTCATTTTCGACGGCTTTAAGAATTGGCAAGCCGTCAATCGTTTCAATCACAATCACTTCTTTAAGATCGTCGCTTGATATAAATCGGCCTGCTCTCTTTTTTTCTGTATCAAGCGCGCGCGTGAACGTGCCTGCGTAAGCGTGTCGGTTGATCATGATTTGACTTATTTCGTCATTCTCATCATTCATGAACGATACTTTGCTCGCGTCAATGTGAACGATTTTTGAAGGAACGCTTTTCACGTTTCCAACAAGCATGACAAACGAGCGACCGCCCCAATGCAAATCGTCATTAATACGTTGCATGATTTCGTATCGAAAGGAAAAATTATTAAGCAAGTCCAAGCTTTTCACGTTATCCAGCGTTTTGTCTTTTGTTACCGCGATTGGCACCGTTGACGCGATAGCCTTTGAAAGCTTATCCACGCTTGACGTGGCCACGCTACAACCTATTTGTCTTTTGTTTAATGCGCTCACTTCAACTGGCGTAAATGTAAATTCTGTCGACTGCAAGCCCGTTTTGTTGCGGCCAAAAAGCTTTTGCCAAAAATTCATTTTCTTATCCTATGAAAAAAGGTTGTTTGATTTCTTTGATAATCAGGTCTTGCAACGCGTAACGTATCGCGTCCGCCACGTTGTTTGATGCGTCCACAATATCAGGCGTAACCAACTCTTGCGGCGTGTCCTTGTTTAACGTTTTGTAGCTGTATCCAGCCAGCTCACTCACAGCCATTTCTTGCACCTCACGAGTTTTGCCAGCGGTTGTATTGATTATGATTTTGTCGAAAGATTGTAACACGGCCACGCCGTCGTTTATCTTTGTTTTTGTGCATGATTTGACCTTTATCAGCCCGTCTAAATTCATTTGGTTAACAGTTTCAGGCCTCGCACAATCTGCCCATGACGGCCAACTCTCTACCAGTGGCACTTGGTCTTTTAGCCATGCCGCCGTGCGGTTTAGCGGTAACTTATGCGCCATGCCCACGCGGTTAACGTAAAGGTTGCGCCCTTTCACGTAACACTCAACAATCACATTCGGGTCAATAGAAAAACCCCAGTCAATCCCAATGTAGGGTCGCCCAAAGCTATCATCAACTTCAAAATATTCAACCTGTAACAAGTTACCAAGGATTGACGCGTTGGCTACTTTCATGAAGTCGCCGTTCCATACCCAGTTGTACAAATTAAAATCGCCCGTGCGCTCTGATTTTGCGTACATTGCCAACCGCTGTTTTTCAAGCGATGCTGGAAACATCACGTTGTCATTGTAGTTGATTTTAATGCACAATGTATCAGAATCCGCATCTTTGACAAACATTTTATAAGTCGGGTCTTTCTCAAATCTCGGGTTAAAGACAATGTAAACTCGAGTATCCAAATAACGCAAAGTTGGCATTAAAATGTTCCATGAGTTTTCGCTCACGTTTTCGGCTTCATCTACAAGCGCAACGCGCAACTTGTTAATCGACTTGATGGCAGTGATGTTTGTTTTTAAACCACTGAACAAAAACACCGCGCCCGTTTGTAGGTTAGTGATTGTCGTTTTTGTGATGTAAAAATCACCCAACAAGCCCATGTGTTCAATTGTGCTCACGATGCTGGCATAGATTGAATCGTTGATGCTCTTTTGGATCTCGCGCGCGCACAATATAACCCCGTCGTTTTTGTAGCTTTCCATAACGCCAACGACGGCCAAGGCTTGGGATTTACCCGAACCACGGCCGCCGTAAAGAATTACTTTGCTGTAACTTTCCGATTGTACATTTTGCGCAACTGGCACAAGTTTTTTTGGCATAAAGACTTTAGTCATTTTCTAAGTCCTTTTTTGTCGTGACAATGTTAATGTTAAAACCGCCCGTGCTTTTCACGTCATGTTTAATCGGCGCATCATAACCGTGCATTTTATTAAGAACCTCCACGCCCTTCAATATCTCTAAGGGCTTGCCGTTTTTGCAAGCCATTTCTATTGCTTCAACCGCTTTATTGATTGACTGTTCGCGCGTCCACAGTTGCTTTGCTTCTAGATTATCCCGTAATTCCTGAACCCTCCCCTTAACCTCCCCGTTATTGACTAACTCAGAAGCCCTTTTATTAACCGTCTCTTGCTTCATGTTGGCCGCATTGTATGCCAACCGATAAGCGTCAGATTGATTCATGCCATTGCATATCGCTTGACAAAATGCCTCTTGTTTTGGCGTAAGTTTTGCCATGTTTAACTCCTTTACTTATTTTTTAACTAAAGCTTCTAAGCTCGTAATAGTCTCGTTTAAGTATGATTTACTTCCCCATTAACTACCAAATCAACTAATCGCTGACAAGTTTTATCCATTATTTGACAACCAATCTATCCATTCTGAGGAAAATTCATAATGGTCATCAGCAAGTCTATCGCGCATCATTGACTTATCGTAATCGCAAAATTCTAGTACGTCATTTATATAGAATGCGTAGCCCTGTTGGCCTTTAGCCGCAACAATCAGCAAAACCTGCCCGTTCGCTGTCGTTCTCTCAAACATTTTGTTCGTCATTTTCAATTCTAATAAAGTGGTTCGTCAAAAAACTTAAAATCCAACCCAGCGCAAGCCGCCTCGTCTATGCCCATAATGGCTTCATGTGCAAGATCATCATCGGTACTATTTGCCGCCTTGTTGTACCAGAAAACAGCTAAATACTGCGATATTTTCTTATCGTAAAGCAAGTGTTCTCCTTTCCATAAAAACTCTGCCAACTCAAACTGTGCTTCATTGTTACCCAATTTGGCCGCTTCTTCGAGTTGTTCCCGAACCGCCTCAAAGTCTTCTTTTGATTTTGCTTCTTTAGCAAAAAGCATCGTTTGCTCAAACAATTCACGCGAATATATTTTGTTATCTGCTTCTATTTGGTCACGGCTTACGCCGAACATTTGACGAAGATTGTCGTTTCTCATTCTTTACCCTTTTAAAAAGCAACTTCTTGCGCCGTTATTAAGTTTTTTGCAGTCATTTCAATCCGACCCATCTTTGCGCTCACCATTTGCGCAGAAAAAGTTTTCTTTTGTTGCAAGTCCAAACTCATCCCAGCCATACCCAGTTGTAATAACGATAGAGAAAGGGTTGGTATATTCCCCTGGCGACAGTAACGTACATACATCATACTCATCAAAAAAACCAACGGATTTCCCCCAATGCTTACACTCACCGCACGTCACTACGTCTACCTTGCGTAAGATGGTCATTATTTTCCCCTTTGCCAAAAAATTAACTTTGAAAATAGCCTTAACCACCGAGGCTTGTAATCTGAAAATGGCGCTTTAAATACATGCTTAACAGTTTTTTGCGGTCATTTCACTCTCCGTTCCTCAACAAAAACTACATGATAACCGTTCCGCTTCTCGTTGTGTGACGCGTGGATCACGACAACCTCTTCGCCAAGCTTTGTATCGTGCAGAGACTTTACCGCTTTGATTGCATTTTCTTTTTGGCTTAAATCTTGATTGTACAAGTATGACATATCTGTTTCAATGCCGTACGCCTCTACAATCATCATGAACACTGAACCTTTTTCTTGATGGTAACGTCTAAATTTTACAAATGAGTACCCTTGTTCAATTTCTAATAATTTTTCTAAATCCATTTCACTCTCCCCAAGTGATTTTAAGTGCTTTGACAGTATGAGCTTCTTCGCCTTCTTCTAGCTCGAAGTCGTATTCCAAATCGACAATTTCAGTCTTAAAGCCGTTTTCTTTAGCGACTTTTTCCATCGCTTCCAGCGTAACATCTTCGTAAGAAAACCAGCGAACGTGCTTTAAGTAGTATGTGTCTTCTTCCTTAAAAGTATCCCAATCTAAAAAATAAAGTGGTTTTTCGCTATTTTTTATGATTGCTAAAACATTACGTTTCAGGGACGATAAAACATCTTCTTGTAAATCGACGCTCATTTCTGCAAAACCCCAAACTGCATCGTCATAAGCTTTTTTCAGCTCAGCCAATTTTTTTACTTCATCTGCTAGATTCATTTTAAAACTCCTTGCGCAACAATCATTTTTATTTCAGCCATGAAAAAAGCCCTCTTAAAATAGTAGTCTGATGATGCAGGGAATGGTTTCCCAACAGAC